ATTAGTAATAGCGATAGGAATTAGAATAGACACGTGAACCCAGATACTTGTTACGATATCGTATCCCATGAAGCCCATGTGGTAGATTGCTATCATACCAAAGAATGCACTCCACATGATAAACAGTACAAGCATAAAGTATGTTTGCATGACGGGATCAGGAATAAAACGTAAAGGATTATACTTTACATTCATTATTAATCGCCAACAGTCTACGGCAAATACAATGCCTCTTTTCGCTAAATCACTCATCATCCCACTCCCTATTCAGATTGATATCGATACCCATTTCTTCAAATAAGTTTTCGATGCTTTCATCTGAAACGTTATCGAGCATTTCTACATACTCTTCGATTGTTTTTGGATCAATCATTATATAACCTTTCTTATATTTTGAATTTAGGGTCTGGCTTAGTAATCAGTCCAGACACTGCTTGTCGATATGCGCTCACTACTTCAGAATTGGTCTCTACAGCAAACATTATATTGTAGAGTGTCACTTCTTTAGGGTCTTGTACACCCGTCATAGCGATACCATTAGTAAAACCCATACCACCTTCTTGTGTAACAGTAATGAACTTCGGATCTGATAGTGTGATACTACCAGCGTTCTCACGATCTAGCTTACCAACAAATTCTCCACCCATTGTCATTACAGTTATTACATCACCTTGTTTCATATTACTCCTTCACGTAAATAGCATCCATTCTCAACTGAGAATGTAGTTTATATCCTAGCAGTTGAAGATACCCATCTGCAGGACTTGGTCGACCACCAGTCTCAACCACGATAACTGGGCTGTACTTTTTGATAGTCTCTTCAGCACCAACGAGTGCTTCTGTTTCGTATAGTTCAACATCTAGGTGTAATAGATCACATGCTTCGATGTTCAAACTATCTAACTTGACCATCTCGACCTTTGATACACGATCAGATGGGATGTTAGGGTTTGCTAGTAAAAGGTCATCAGATACAGTTCTGTGCATTCCAGTGTTATTTGGTGCTAACTGAACTAAGTTCATTGTTGTATCCGATTCGCCTAAACCAACATTATGTTTGTAGTATCGCACACCTTGGCAGTTAAAGTCAAGGCAAAAATAGTTGTCTACGTCAGGTTCAAAGGTATAAACCTTCTCAAAGATATTTGCATAGTATCTAGGATACATGCCTTGGTTACCACCCGCTTGAACTACTACATCTCTACCCTTGACTAGTTCCATCCACTTGGGTGCATCTAGTGCTAAGTCTAAGATAGGTCCATCGACTGGTCGACCTGCTACGATCTTACCAAACGCTCCTTGGTCTTGCTTTTGCCAAAGGAGCGGTGGTAGATCACAGATTCCAAAACAATCACGCATTTCAAATTTATTAGTATCATACTCCATGTATTACCCCATCATTAATATAGTAAATAGAAAAACTGCACCCGACAAAATAAACCAGGCTAGATATATAGCAATTACTAATTTAATAATAAACCAAGTTAATTTGAAAATGCCCATAACAACGTTACTCGTTTGATTGCGTGATCAAGTCATACAACTCAGCGACTTCTTCAACGTCTTGTTGAACCTGTGCTAAGTTTTGCTTATGATAGATCGTTGCTAGTTTGCGGACGTACTTCTTTTCCAGTTCCAACTTCTCAGCGATATCATTCACTGCGTCTTTCTGAAAATCACGTTCTGCCGCAACACGTGTCATAGAGTTGTCAATCTCTTTGATTGCACCCAACAACTTCTTGCGGTCTTCTGGACTACTTAACATAATTACTCCTCATTCCAATTAATACCAATATCATTTAACATTTGTCTGGCAACCGAAGTTTGATCTTCCATTGCTTCAAACTCTTTATCCGCTTTCGTATAGATAGCGTCAAGATCAGGTACGATAGAAAACGTAGACCCGTCTGTGAATACTGTGTATGTGGTTGGGTAAGTATCATAGCTAGTAGTAAACGTGTACGATACGTTAGGTTGTTTTGGATTCCAATCACTCATAATTTATTCCTCAATTCTGGCGTCCCCGACAGGATTCGAACCTGTGACCTACGGTTTAGAAGACCGTTGTTCTATCCAGCTGAACTACGGAGACAACTATCCTATTTTTCAAATGATAAAGTGTAAGTCTTACCATTCAAGTCAAACGTAATAGTAGAGTATTCGTATACGATTTTCTCTACATTACGATAGTATGTAACATTATCACATCGGTGTTCTTTCGTGTAACCAGTAATAACTTTGTCAGTCTTCTGGCTGTTATTAGCACCGACAACTCCTCCGAGTACTGCTCCGACTGCGGCACCATCATCGTTACCTGTAGCACCTTTGCCGAGCAACCCACCAAGGAGCATACCCAGTAAAGCGCCTTCGCCAGCGTTACCGTTTCTTTTGATTGTACCATATACGGGAACATCTACAGTGACACATTCTTTCTTTGTGTACGGTGTTCGCTCAAATTTTGTAGTGTAAGAGTCGCCTACCCATGCTTTGACAGTATCACCACTGTTTGCGTATGCTGTAGTCGATGCCAATAAGGCAATCGTAGTCAATGTCGCAAGTTTCATAATCTAATCCTCTTTAACTGCACCCTCTAGTGCTTCTTCTGCTTCTACATAGTAAGCTTTATAACCATCTATAATAGCTTGTTGCTGTTGGATATAAGCACGTAGATCAGACAAGTTCATGCCCAGACTTTCATAGCCTTTATCCGTTAATGAGAAGAAAGCTACTGGTCGACCATCTTTAGATATCTTAGCAACTTGCTCATCAAAATTCTCAGGTGTCAAAATCACCCATTTAATATCACGCAGATTAATCTCATCTGCACGTGGTAAAACTAACTGTGGCTTCTCTACTGGCTTAGACGATATCTCAATTACTTGAGGTTTTGGACTGCTCAATAGACTGCAACCGCCCAGACTTAATATAATCATCGTAAAGCCAAGGGCATTCACTATTGAACGACTTCGCTGATTTTGCATTAGTCTCTTTCTCCGTTAGTTCTGCACCAGAAATTAATTCAAAGCAACGACCCGCTTTGGCTGATGCGCCATTAATAACACGTTCTACCAAGCCTGGTTTGTTGGCTCCTAGAACACCTAGATCGTGCTTAGATAACTTATCAGACAGAACCGAGTTCTGCTTACGAATGTTTGCAAACTTATCGTTTAGTTCGCTGTTCGTTTCTTGTATCTTAGCATAGTCTGCTTGTAAAGAGTTAATAGTCTCTTCGTTTGTTGCGACCGCTGTCTGTAGCTTTGCATTGTTCTCTGTCAGGATCGCAATGCGTTCTTGCGTGTCATTGTAATACCAATAACCACCTGCTACCATTACCGCCATCACGATCATCAAAATACCTGCTAGTTTAAATCCCATTTTAACCTCATAGTGATAGTTTATAATACAATAGTATTTATACTGTAACCACAAGAGGCATAGTTATCTCCAAATAAGTCTGCAAAAACATCATCAGGTCCGAACGTAGAAAAGACACCAATTCTGTGAGAGCCTTTCCAATCCCAGATTGCACATGCAAAATCATCTACACTAAACGCCCATGAGTTTTCGACCTTATCGGGATCGTCATCATAATTGGGTTCAAAGCCGAGTACGTGATTAATGATCGATAAATTAACGTTACGTAAACCACCAGTGCGGTGAGATGATATATGTTCTCCATAAATTTGTACCTTTCTAATCACTTACTCAGCATCCGAGAACACGTTATCCAACTATTCTCTTCTAAGCAGTCAGACCATGTGTGTACTACGTAGGCGACTGTACAGCCCGTTAAGAACACGAAGGCTGATAGGTATGCAAGAGTCTTAATCATTAGAAGTTTTCCACTTCACCAGTTTCAAGATTTGTCATCTCAAGAATAACGAAAGGTGTCTTCAGAGACATGGTTACTTTACCAGCCCAGTCACACGCATCGCCCCAATCAACGAACTTCATCTTCTCAGTAATGGTAAGCCCTTCTGCTATACCACTTAAGACGTATTTTTGAAATTCAACTTTACACATATTATATCCTTTACTCTACCCACACATGATTGAACTTAGAGGGAATGTTCTCGCAAGAGTAGTTGTCCCCTTGTTCGTAGTTAATAACTTTGACGCACTCACCTGTTGAGTGACTATAATGAACATCAGGAATACCTAATGCTGTATTGAAGGCAAAGGCGAGTCCACCAACCAGACTCGCTACAATTGCCACTGAAACTGTATAATCGAAAATAGCTATCACACTCATCTCCTTAAAGATACGCAGGACCAGTCCACTGAACCCAAGACAGATTGGTAAAGACATTACCACGTGCTTTGTTACGTGCGGGACTCGCCCAACTTGCGGCTTTAAGAATGTCGCCAGCTTTGAACATTTTGTCATCGGCTTTCATAACGAAGCCCCAAACACTATTCTTGCTCATCACTTTGATGTACTTACGACCTTCTTCGAAGGTAAGATTTTCGTTGAACTCAGCAATCATCTGAGTGTTGATTTCAGTCAACTCTTTAGTGTAGTTGCGTGAAGTCCATTTGTAATAGTCTTCTTTGATTGCTTCTAACAGGGTTATCATCGCTTCATTCATCATATATTCACTCTCTTTCATCAATTTATACATACATATTAACACTGATTCGTGGGCTTGTCAAGGCTTTTTTTAATTTATTTCGGACATTTCGAATTTTTTTACCCCTGCTAACCACAAATCGAATGCGGCATCATCAGTTTCAAAGCCATATTCACTGGCAAAATCTATAGAAGACGAAGCAAATACTGACTCAGCAAGACCGTATTCTTGGATGAAGTAGCAGATGGACTTTGCAGTACTCGCTTCAGCGACCATTTGGTCACCGTCGAACATCTGAATCATGGCGTTGTTTGCTGAAATAAAATCGATCATCTTTTCTCACTTTCTCTTGATTACATACATAATGTAACACTGATTCGGATCAGTGTCAAGGGCTTTTATAGGTAAATATGGAGGTTTTCGTAAACTCCATTACCACCATTATACAGTGTTGACGCATCAATCAAATGCATCTCACCATCTGACTCAACAGTGACCTCAAGATCAGTGCCGTACTTAGCACGTACACTTGTGATAGTACCTAAGAAGGGCGTACCCCAATAATTGCCAGTAACTTCTTTACCAGCGGCAGACCATACTGCTTCCATGAATAGTTTCATCTTACTCTCCTATAATGTTGTAGTCATAGTCTTGAAACACTCAAGCGCAAGCTTATCTTCTAAGCGATAAGCCTCTTTTTCCCAAGGAGCATCGAGGTACGATACATCATTGTACGCTTTCTTTTTCCACATAGTGTTGCCGTTTACATTGCGTAACTCACGGCGGGCGTACTGCTTTAAGTGAATCATTTCATGACACACAGTACTGATCAGATCGTAGAGACCCAGACCTTTACGAAGTGTGAGAGTGAACTCACGACCACGCTCATCTTCTTCCATGCAATACCCATAGGCATCGTCTAGCTTTTTGAACTCAACAGTGATGTCGAGCGTTCTGTGACGGGGTAGCATCTGCTTAAGACACCAGTTGACACACTCAAGAGCAATGTCACGCTCTGCTTTTTTACCACCTAAAACGTCAATACAATTCATCAGCAACAGCCTTTATCTCAATTTATGTATACATTATACCATATCTGAGCGGATTGTCAAGGGTTTATACCAAAATAAACCAAAAAAGATTTCGTTTTAAATCAATGACTTACGTGTCTGCTAGTCTTTTTACGTGATTTCTGTGTATTTTACAGTTGATTATACCGTTATAATACTCGCTAGAGAGCAAGACATCCCTGTCAAACTGCTCCTTTGCTTCGAGATAAGACATCTCACCCTTTGACATACACAGGTGCAATATCTCTCTATGAAAGTTAGAGGCGCCCAGTGTTTCCACGAGCGCCTTTACCTCGTCTGAGGACCCGTAATAATCCATCCAATCACTTTCTTTAATGACTGTACGTTTACGGGTTTTACCTTTTAGTGGTGGAAGTTTTCGTTTAGATTTAAACAACTTTTTTCCAACATACTTTTTGCTACTACTCAATTCACATATAACATATACAAAACCAATATAGTCTTCTATCATCTCACTAGTGAACTCAACGTTCTCATAATGCCACATTTATTTTCCTTACATTAAGGGGACCAATGCAAGTATATAGATGAATCCAAAAATAGTCATTAACAAACACTCAGCACAAATTTCAAAATCAACATTCTTTATAAACTTTTTCATTAGTTTTTAATCCCAGTCCTCTTCGTAGGGTGCGTCCTCTTCAAATTCAGGTAATTGTTCACCACATGATGGGCAGTACACCAATTCATCGTCCTCATTTTCAAATTCGATATGAAATTCAGTCTCACAATATGGGCACTGTGCATCAATTTTGTTAATCATACTTTTATTACCTCTAGTCCGCATTTATGAAGAAATTGTGTCCCGTCTTCATTTCGGTACTCATTTTTGTAGTATACTGTTTGTATACCGCTACTATATATAAATTTCGCACACTCGACACATGGGGCATGAGTAATATACATCGAAGCGTTTTCACCACTCTCATTTGACTTAGCAAGTTTGGCGATTGCATTTGCTTCTGCGTGAATCACCTCTGGTCTAGTCCTCATTTCATAGCCACCATCTTCGTACTGGTATTCGTCTTCGCATCGGTTATCCCAACCTGAGGGCATGCCGTTGTACCCAATAGAAATAATACGATTGTCTTTTACAACAATCGCACCTACTTGTAATCTTTTGGCTGTTGACAGAGAGGCGAACCTCTCTGCCGTATCTATGTACGCTTTATCCCACTTGTTCATACAGTTCTTTGTAACCTCCAATAGCAGTGCCATTGATTTTTACTTGTGGGAACGTTCTTGCATTTGGAAACATTTCAATAAGTTCATCACGTGAAAAAGACACTCCTAGCTTATGATAGATGTAGTCTAATCCCTTGGACTCGCATACTTGCTTTGCTCTATCGCAATAGCCACAATTGTCTTTACCGTATATTTCGATCATAGAGAGAATCCCTTAAAAGTATCGCTACCAACGTCTTGCTTAGTACCACCGCTTACGTAGCTTGTGATTTCTGTTTCTTGTGGTGCTACTTGCACCTCTGCGCCACTGATCCATTTCTGCGTCCAAGGTAACGGGTTACTCTTTACACTGTATGGACTTTTCAAATTTACATTGTTCATTCTGCGTGTACAGATAAACTCAATGTAGTTTGACAGTAGTTCTGTATTTAGACCAATCATAGAACCGTCTTTGAACAAATATTCTGCCCACTGCTTTTCTTGATCTACAGCATCAACAAACATTTGAATGCACTCAGCTTCAGTCTCTTCTGCGATAGTAATGAAGTCTGGATCATCTTTCTTCAAAGTCTTTAGTAGCATTTGAGTAGAAGCAAGGTGAAGGTTCTCATCACGTGCAATCAGTTTGATAATCTTTGCATTACCTTCCATCTTCTTCAACTCAGCGAATGCCCATGAACAAGCAAAAGATACGTAAAAGCGTACACCCTCAAGAATGTTAACACTCATCAAAGTTAGCCACAATAGCTTCTTCAACTCATACAAATCTACAACAACTTTCTTACCATTGACTGTATGTGTGCCTACGCCCAGTAGATTGTAGTATGAACTAGTCTCAATCAAGTCATCGTAGTACTTAGAGATGTCGCCTGCACAGTCTAGGATCTCTTGAATATCCATCATCTCATCAAAGACTATGCTAGGGTTACTGTATACATTACGTATGATATGCGTGTATGAACGACTGTGGATCGTCTCAGAGAACGTCCAGGTCTGAATCCAGTTCTCTATCTCTGGTAAACTTACAATAGGGCTAAACGCTTCGACAGGCGCACGACCTTGTACACTGTCTAGCAAAATTTGACGTTTCAAGTTTGATGTAAAGATATGTCTCTCATGCTCAGTAAGACCTTTGAAGTCTTTTGCATCTTGATAGATATCGACCTCTTCTGGTCGCCAAAAGAACCCTAGCTGTTTATCAGTCAGCTTATCAAAGTTCTTATACTTCAACGTGTCATAGCGTTGAATTGTTGGACCACCTGTTGGGTCCAAGAAAGCAGTTACCTTAGTATGATCTGCTTTATTTTTGACATCGAATACGCTCATTCTTTTCCTCTTTTTTCTGTGTTTAGCGACTCATCCAATATAACATACATCGAATGAGTTGTCAAGTCTTTTATTAAATTTTGCAGGATTCACAATCTTCATCATCAACCACTTCTTGCTCTAATGGTTCTTCCATCATCTTACTTACGTCAACTTCACCTTGTCCATCATATGTGTTGAAGTAGTACAACTGCTTACCACCATACTTGTAGAACATCAACAAGTGTTGTAGCATTGTACTCATTGGTATCTTCTCATCTTCTGAGAATGTTGGGTTGTAACTAGTATTGATACTGATACCTTGATCAATGTACTTCTGTAGTACAGACATGATTCTTAGATAACCCTCTGGTGACTTCTGATCCCACAGTAAGTCATACTTGTTCTTCAGTCTCTTGTACTCAGGAACAACCTGCTTTAACACACCATGCTTTGACTGCTTGACACTAATCAAAGATCGTGGTGGCTCAATACCATTTGTAGCGTTAGCAACTTGCGCTGAAGTTTCTGCTGGCATTAGTGCCATCAAGGTAGAGTTACGTATACCTGTTGCTTTCAGTTGCTTACGTAGACCTTTCCAATCTTGACGTTCTTTGTGCTTGACTAGTTCATCAACGTCTTTCTTGTAAGTCATGTTTGGTGTAATACCGTGTCCATATTTAGTCTCAAGATTACCGCTAGGTGCGCCTTGCTCTACAGCTAAGTCTGCACTTGCTTTGATCAGATAGTAAGACCATGCTTCTGCATACTCATCAATCAACTCTAGTCCTTCAGATGTAATACCTTGATAAGTCAGATCATTCTTTGCAAGCCAATATGCGAAGTTAATGATACCAACACCTAGTGGTCTGCGCTTATCAGTTGATAGTTTAGCCGCTAGAATAGGATAGTTTTGATACGATAGTAATGCGTCTAACCCACGTACTGCAAGGCGACACACACGCTCAAAATCGCCCGTAGACTTGATGTTGCCCCAATTGATAGCAGATAGTGTGCATAGAGAAATCTCACCTTCGGGATCATTGATGTCAGTCAATGGCTTAGTTGGTAGATCGATTTCTGCACAAAGATTTGATTGACGAATAGGTGCTACGTCTGGTAAGAATGAACCGTGGTCATTGGCGTTATCAACATTCTGTAGATAGATACGTCCAGTGTTCTTTCTCTCTTCCATGAATGCGCCGAATAGATCAATCGCTTTCATAGACTTCTTACGTAATCTTGTGTTTCTCTCTGCACGTTCATACAGTTCTTTAAACTTGTCTTGATCAGCAAAGAATGCTTCATACAACCCAGGCACATCGTTAGGTGAGAACAGAGTGATATCACCACCGCTAATTAGTCGCTCATACATTAGCTTATTGAACTGTACACCATAGTCCATATGACGTACACGGTTCTCTTCAGTACCTTTGTTGTTCTTTAGTACTAGCATGTCTTCAACTTCAAGATGCCAGATAGGATAGTAGATAGTTGCCGCACCACCACGTACACCGCCTTGTGAACAAGACTTAGTAGCAGATTGAAAGTGCTTATAGAACGGAATGATACCTGTGTGAAATGCATCACCCTTACGAATAGGCGAACCAATCGCACGAATGTTACCACCACCAATACCGATGCCTGCTTTCTGACTTACGTATTTAACAATACTAGATGCAGTAGCATTGATACTATCAAGACTGTCATCAGTCTCAATAAGGACGCACGAACTGAACTGTCGCTGAGGTGTGCGAACACCAGCCATAACAGGAGTAGGCAAACTAATGTCGTGTAGAGAAACAGCATCATAATAGTCTTTTACCCATGATAGTCTTGTGTCTTTTGGATAGTTCTGAAACAGAGTTGCGGCAATAAGTACATAGCACATCTGAGGAGTTTCGAAGATTTCTCCACTCACACGATTTTGACAGAGGTACTTACCACGCAACTGTTCCATTGCAACATAGGTGAGTGCTTCATCACGATCATGCTTTATGAATGAATCAATCTTAGCCCACTCTTCATCAGAGTATTGACCAAGTAGTTCAGCATCATAAAAGCCGCTCTCAATGTTACGCTCTACAAGTTCCTTAACAGAAAAGGGTGTGTACTGACCATAGACTTCTTTACGCAATGCGTAGTTGATTAAACGTCCACCTACAAATTGATAGTTTGGATTTTCATCATCAATCAAATCGGCAGACGCTTTAATAAGAGTTTCTTGTATCTCTTTACTTGTCATACCATTGTAGAATTGAATTTGACTTTTAATCTCAACTTCACTAGGGCTTACACCCGTAATATTATCACACGCATGAAAAACGACCTTGTGTAGCTTTTCAATGTCTAGCGGTTCTTTTGACCCATCTCGTTTCGTTACTTGTATCATCTCTGTTCCTATAGTCTATCTGTTGATGAACTGCTCTGACAATGGGAAAATCTTAGTAATAGATTCGCCGATTGCACGTGCCAGTTCGATATGTTCTTTTTGTGTTCCATTTTCTGAGCGTAGTTCTATGTAGTGAATCCAGGAACGAACAGTACCGTTAACATATAAACGTGACAATGTATTTCCCTCGGGTAGAACTGCTCTCGCTTGTTCTTTAGCTATACCGCTTGCGATAGCCCATTCATACGTGCGCTTTGCATTATGAATCAGTTCTTCTTGCTTCTCCTTCCAGCGTTGATTGATCTCTTCATCAGTACTGGTGATAGAGTTCTGTCTGTTTTTTGTATCTTGTAGTCGTGCTTCACGTACAACAAACTGATTACCCATATCAGCGGGATCAGCATATCGTTGCGAAAACTCTTGGAAAGAGAACGAACGGTGACGTAGCAATTGTCTTGCAATATCACGTGTAGTCTCTACTTCCATAGTCACTGATGCCATCTCGAAAGGTGACCAGTGCTTATGCTTAATTAAATAAGCAAGTAGCTTCGGTGTTGTATCTTTATTGATTTGATTACTGGGGTTGGACACCCTAGCACAATAACTGATTAAGTCTTGTACATCATCTATACCGACGATATCCACTGGTTGCGTGTAACCTAATAGTCTTACTTTCATAAACATTTTCTCCAATAACTCATTTGTAGTTTGCCCTCAAGACCAGAATACGAATTCATGTCGATAGTCATCTGAATATCAACCGCATTAGTATCTGATAATATCATATCATTGATGTCTTTGTCAACCAAATTCGTAGGCCAGATGCAAACTTTATAGCCTTTATCTAGCACTCTTTCCATTCGCTCAACTATCTGAGCATTTCTTGGCTCGTTGTCAAAAACAAATATTGCATTATCTAGATTCTCTAGCCCAGAAGCATTCGCATCTGCACCTGCCATAGCAACTGCATTATCAAGAAATAGACTGTCTATTGGACCTTCTACTACATAATACTTCTTGTTAAAATCTACAGCATCAAGACCGAAGATTTTAGGCATAGATTCATCAAGCATAATCGTAATATAACGTATACTCTCTTTATCAAAGGCTCTGCCTTGGTAACCAAACACATTGCCTTTTCTATCTATAAATGGTAGCACCAATCGAGGCTTGACATACTTCTCGGGCAATTTGCCTGGTGTTAGAGAATTAGTCCATTCTTCAAAACGAGGTGCGTAGTATAATTTATATTGTTTGGATGCTGGGATCCTTCTTTTATCAACATATTTTTTAACTGGATGGGAATAATTTAGGCTAGACACTTTCTTAATTTTGAGTAGAGGACTACCCTTCTTAGTAAACTTAGGTCTACTTTGAGTAAGTGTATCAAGTGGTTTAATCTTAGCTACTTCTCTTGTCTTGTAGCCTTTCTCTAATGCAATGTCTACTACATACTCATTGTATAGATTACTATCTACTTGCTTAAGAAAGTTACGTAGAGATAGAGATACACCACAGTTATGACAATAGTACAAGGCAGAGTTATCCTTCTCAAGAATCCACCCTCTTGCTTTAGTTTTACTTTTTTGGGAGTCACCACATATTGGGCATCTGCAATTAGCCCTGTAAGGTGAGTTGTCTTTTACTGCGAAACGTTCTAGTCTAGTAGACAGGATACCTGAATACTTTAAATCCACAAGATTCATTATGTAATACTCCATAGTGTATTGAAACTGTTAAGATCATTATACACATAACAGCATTAGATGTCAAGACTTAACCTGAGAAAATCTTAATTATTCCGCCCATTTGTAAGATCGTAGCAATGATGAAACCGATAGCCCATGAGCCACCCATTACCCACCATTTCCAACGCTCAAGTATTGTAACACGTTCTTTCACTTCTTTCAACTCATCTGTCACTTCTTCGCCCATTTCTTTAAGCTTTGTCATGATTTCTTTGTGGTTGCGTCTGTGATTTTCACCGCTCTCATCTTTTGATTCAGTGATACGTCTATGCAAAAGTTCTGTCTCTTTCTCTGATAAACGCTTGCGCTCTTCTACATCGTCTTGAAGAACGGAAAGATTTTGCTCATGTACAGCTAGGATCTGAGATATGCCGCCAGTGGCATCTGCAATCTTATCGATAGCAGTATCCAATCGCCCAAGCAATCCTTGTATATTAGCGACATCGGCTTGTAATATTGCGACATCGGTTTCCATTCTACGGAATTCTTTTTCTGGCATGTTCGACCTCAAGTAACGTTAATGACATCACGCAACCTTTTCATCGGTGTCTTGCGCTTTGATTTGTATTTTTTCATTTGCGCTTTTGTTAGTCCAGGTTCACCATCGTCACCTATACCAATTCCTGCAACTTTTCCTGAACCTGCTGAGTTAGCAGGTGCGGCACTCATAACTTCTTCAAACAATGTGTCTAAGTCTTGCGTATTACTTTCTTTAACAAACTCAAAGTAAGGCATGAAGCCTTCTGTGATTTGTTCTTCAGTTAGTGTCTCAAGATCAGTCTCTTTATTTTCTTTAATCAACCAAAGAGCGGCGGCGTATGTAGCAAGGCGAGTTGACCCACCTGGTACTTTAGCCAACAACTTCTTTAGCTTAGAAATCATCACATCAAATTTACCCCAAGCGTCACGCTCTTTGACAGTGCGAAGTTCTTTACGTTTCTTTAGAATGTTTCCGTCTTTATCAATAATACCAAACTCATAAGCATCCCACTTCTCAAATGGAGTAGCAAGTCGCTTGATAAATTGGTATACTAAAAATAAGTCAACAATCATTAGATTTTCCTAAGTTCTTCTATTATTACACTGTCCAGCGGTATGTCTGAACTAATGATTTTCTTTTCACCATATTCTATGACATCGGGCATATAGCCTAGCATAAAAGTAAACGGTGTCATATAGCTATGATATTCTTCTAACTTCATAAAGAGCATCGGCGTAGCAGGCGCTCCAAAGCAGTTATAGATAACGATCAGATGATTTAGTATCAGCCTCTCCTTCAATTCTCCAGTCTCTTCGTATCGCTTGAAAAGTCTTTTGAGGTATTGAAACCGTTTTAAATCATCATAGAATTCATCTACGCTTGCGGCTTTTTTCATGTCGTAATGCTTTGCCGCATAAACTGTAAATGTATCTTCGTTTAATATCATAATATGTTCACCGTAATATATTGTAATTATTTTGAATGAGGAGCCGAAGCCCCTCATTCGGTACACTATTATTTAGTGTTTAGCTATCAGCTACTACTGTGTCTTCATCAGCAGTAACACCAGTAGTACCAGCATCGCCTGCGGCGGCGGCTGTTCTACGAATTGCTACTAAAGTTTCAACACGCTTGCGTCCAGTACCATACTCTTCGTATAGGTTCCATCCGCCAGTCTTCAAGCCTTTTGCTCTGTTAGCCGCAACACCAGCTTCTGTGGTGTCGATGAAATAACATTTTGCGTTTTCAGCCGCTGTCAGATAAGTTGGAATACCTGCATCAACGTCTGTATCTCCCCATAGTGCCATTTTACTTCTCCTTTTAGATTAATGGTTCTTATAATTATGAAATATACATATTCAGTTCGTATCGACCTTCATCATAATATACTTGCATCTGTAATTTATTTCTTACATCTTTGCCATTTTTCTTCAAGTCGATTGCGTATGAGTTCGTCTTACCTTTACCAGGCTTTCGTGGACCCATAGCAACTTTACGATCATAGTCTTCGCTATCTACTTCGTATCCACGTTTCTTTGCTACTTCAACGGCATGTTGTACCGCAGATGAGAAAGTCTTGTGATAGATTGTGTAGTCAGACTTCTTAGCTTCAGACACATCTTCTTTGTAGTGAGCTTTCAGTATTCCCATTTTCTTAGGATCTTTACCTTTGCTCTTAGCGTTTACATAAGACTTAGCAAGACCAAGTGAAGGTACAGTACCTAACTCTTTGACTTTGCCTTTATTTAAATGACGAATAACGTGCTGACCTTTTCCTGGCTTTGTCAATACGATATACTGACCACCAGCTGGATGAGGTGCTTTATGCACAATCTTCATGTCTTCGTCAATTTTGATACCTTCAATGATATCAAACATTTTACCTTGATTACTTTCAGTAAGTTCTGCTACTCTCTCTTCGCCTAACATCTTAGATGCTTGCTTGATACCTACAGTTTGAAACCTTCCAGATTCGTCTGTGATGCGAAACGAGAACTTGCCATTATCAAATGCCACCATTACATCAAATTTCTTGTTACCTTTACCACGCATACCAGTCGCAGAGATAGTGCCTTTAGCTTTGCCTTTTTGAATCTTTGGTGGTCTAGCTTCTTGAACTTCGCCATATGTTTCACAAGGAGTTTTACCACAACCACAATTCTTTTCTTCTTTAACTTCTTCGTTCTGTCTCTTTAGAACAGCAGAAACTTGTGGATGATCAGATAGACCTTTCTTAAGCTTATTGATTGCTTTGACAGCGCCAGTCATGTTGCCGCCTTTGTATCTCTTATCTGATGCGATACCGATTGCCATTTTGATGTCTTTAGGCGAAAACCCTTCATCAAGCCCCTCCAGTTCGGCAGATTCGTCTACAGAGGCATTAAGCTTTTTTGATTCAAGTGCTTTCGAGATGGCTTTTCTACGCTTGTGTAGATACTCATCTGAATCGTCTTCATCACCATCATTATCGATGTCTTTGTCTTTACGATCATCAAACTTCTTTTTAACAGCTTTAGGTTGAACTTTGTCCATACCTTCGCCATCGTCAGACTTGTCGTTGCTGTTATCTTCTTGGACTTCTTCATAAGTCTCGTTACAATACTGAGCATATAGTTCTTCAAACTTCTCTTCTGAGCAACCATACTTCTCGCTTACTTTCTTATACATCTCTGTCTTTGAGCATGAAGAAGCGTGTAGTTTTTTCATCTCGCCTACGCAAGACTTCTCATCCATGTATGCTTCTGCTACAGCTTTGTCGCCTTTACGTGCTGGTGCTTTCTTAGCAGATCCGTCAGCTTTGACTTCTTCTTCGCCAGAAATATCAGCAGGCTTAACATCGCCTTCTGCATGATCAGCAGAACGTGACGCTTTTTCTTCAATGTGCTGAAGTTTGTTGATAGACTTAGTAATGCTATCTGCCATTCCTTCAGATAATGGCTTGATCTCTTTCTTAAACATTGTCTTCTCCGAGTTAAATGTTATCTGTTGTATTTATTAGTTATCTACTTTAGCGCCTGCACGCCACTGATAGCATGACCAGTATTTTGCTTTCCACTTAGGACCTGGGTTATCACACCCATGTCTTGCTCTGAAACTTTTTCTTGCACCAGCGTCATCTCTTTTGATTGACATCTTGGGGTCACCGAAACGAACTACAACAACGTTGCCTTGATCGTTCTTAACATACACTTTAAATTTCTTATTAGGGTTTTCTGATGTACGTATCGGGTCATTCAGATTGACTTTCTTCCCTTGATACTCAGATTCTTCTAAATTCAAATCTGCATAGATGTCGCATTCTTCACATACTGCATCAACTGCGTCTTCGTTAAACTTTTTAAACTTTTTCATTTGACTTCCTTTTTAGAAAGACCTGTAAGAACGTTAAGTACTGTCCTAGGATTCACACCAGCATTCATTAATGCTTGATTGATATCACCCCATTGGTACTTCAGCTTATCGCCAGATTTTGAATATTTACCTGGTCCTTCGTTTAAAAGTTCTTCTCTAATATCTTTAAATCTTTTCATTATTGTGCGTCCCAATATGTCTTGTCTAGTTCGCCTGTTGCTGGTGGGTTACTAGTTTTTCTAC